GGCGACCTGCTCGGCATCGCCGTAGCTGTCGAACGCGCGCTCGGGCAGGAACATGCGCTTGGGGTGGATGAAGTCGCGGCCAGTTCCGTCAATCCGGTTGAACGGATTGTCGAACGCTACGCCTCGGTTATCGGTGACGTTCGACCCATAGTTGGTGTCCGTCTGCCCGCCGACACCGGCGACCAGGTACAGCGAGAACCGGTCGCCGTCGTCCTCGATAATCTTCAGATCCCTGACCGTGGTTTCGACCTGGCCGCCATCTACGCCAAGCGCGAACATGTATTGGACGTCCTGATTCCGGTTGGGCTTGCCGATGAACAGTTCGCGTCCGTCTGAGCTGGAGTACCCGATCAGGCCGGCGCGCCCCAGGATCTCATGGAGGATCTGCCACCGCGTCTCGCCCGGGTGCACGTTGCCCCGGCGCGGAACCCTGACGTTGATGGTCACGACGGGCTCGTTTCCGCTCGCCGCGCGGCGTCCCTTGCCACGGCGCAGGCGGCGGTTGCGCGCATCGCTGAGCGTGACCACGTCGAACCATGGCGAGGCCAGGCGGCGGGCGGCCTCAAGGATCGTCATTCCGGTGTAGCTGATCGCCGGGGCGGACTCGTCGACCATGCGACCAACCCGGTCACGGCCGCTGACGATGATGACGTCGGCCTTGCCCTCGAACTCGCGCCGGTCGATGAAGCCATCGAGCAGCGTGGTCCCGTCGGCCTTGATCGCGATCCGGGCGTCGCGGCGCAGCGCCCTCCATGCCAGCTCCGTAGCCGGGACCCGCAGCACGAAGCTGTCGGCCGGCCGAATCATGGAGGACTCGATGTTGCCCGAGATGAATCCCTCGAACTGCTGACCCTCGACGATCGCGGTGATGATATGGGTTCCCATCAGACCGTCCCGAACAGCGGCTGCGATCCCGGCGGCCGAGCCGGCATCAGGTAGCTGCCCGGTTCCAGCCAGCCCACGGTCTTGATGTCGTTCAGGGAGGCGATCTGTCGTGCTCGATCCTGCGCGTCCTCGCCGCCGTAGATGCGAGCCGCCAGCGGAAGGAGCGCGGTTGGGTTCTGGACCAGCATCACGAACAGGTTCGCGATCTCTGAGCTCGCTGCCTCTGCCGCGGAATGAACCGCGTCGCCGAGCATGATCGCGGCCCGGTACGCCGGCCACAGCTGCAGGTCCTCTTCGAACCGACCGACCTCGATCATCGTCGATATGCTGTCTGATATCCGCGCGGCGTCGACAGCGGCCCGACGGGCCGGCACCTCCTCGTCACTCCATGCGGCGACCGAGGCGCGCACATCGGCATCCAGCGCCGCCGCGGCGTACGCGAATGCGAATGCCGAAGGCGATGCCATCCCGCTGGTCTGCGCGACTGCGCTGACCAGGGCCTCGGCCGAGGCCGCCGCATATACGCTGGCGAACGCCAGGACGCTGGCGCTGGCCTGCAGCTGGGCGCTCGCGGACACCGACGCAGACACCGACGCGGAAGCTGTGGCCGACGCTGACAGATTGGCGCTGGCCGCCACGCTGGCGCTGACCGAGAACGACGCATCGACGTTCAGCGCGATCGACTTGTTGAAGTCCAGCTTCCGCATCGTCTCTGGCGGGAATCCGATCCCGATGTCCGCCAGGTCGGTGCTGAGCTGGTCCGCGGCCTGGGCCACGGCTCCCTCGCCCGCTGCGATGGTCATGCCCCCGCCGGTGGGAGAGATCAGGTTGACCTCGCCGTCGGGGATGAACTCACACATCGCCGTGACCACGGTCGACTCGTCGACGGTGGCCTCAAGGTCGCCGATCCTGGCGAAGTAGGTGCCGTCGACCGGATGCGTGAACAGTCGGCGCTCGTGGGCGGTCAGCTGGAACCGCCGGAACGCGACCACGCCAGTCTCGCTCGCGCCGTCAAAGTCATCGAACAGCAACTGCAGTCGGGCAGTCCTGATTTGCGCGCCGCGCGGCGAGACCGGGTGGATGTCGCCCTGGGCCAGGTTGTGGACGACCTGGGTCTGGCCGGCCTGCCATTGGATTGACGAGACGAACAGCGGGATGTCGCCCCAGAACGCGCCGAACAGCGGCTCGACGTCTGCCATCACGGCCTCCGGCGGCGGTCGGTTGCATTGCCAACCCCGGTCGACACCTTGTTGCCGTCCAGATTGACCTGCGGATCGCGCATCGATTGCGACACGGCGCGACCGATTGCCGGCGCGCCGGCGTTGATCGCCTTGAGCAGCTCGGCGCCGATATCGGGCGCGGCCTTGGTCGACTGACCCTTGCCGCTGGCGATCGCCTCGTCGACCTGCTCCTTGAGGATCTGCTCCTTGATCTTCTGAACCTGGTCAGGGGTGAGGCCTGCATTCCTCACGTATTGCTCGCCGACCTCATGCTCCCCGAGCATTCCCCATTCCGTCGGGGACTGCATCATCCCGCGCACCGCCAGCTTGTTTGATTCCGGCGTGGTCTTGTCGTCCTTGATCGTGTCGCGGATCTTGACCTTGAGCTCGCGGGCCTTGTTGTACGTCGTCTCGAGCTGCTTGTACGCCTCGAGCTCCGAGACGCCCTTGAGCTTGGCGTATCGCTTGACGTCGTCGGGCGTGGTGGCAAACACCGCGCTGCCCCGGTCGTCGCTGATGAACCCGCGGATATTCTTGCCGATGGAGTAGAGCGCGCCGAGTCCGTCCCCGATCTTGCCGATCGCCTCGGCGAGGGGGCCGACCTTGTCGGCCAGGCCCTCTATGGCGCCGACGAACTTCTGGATGCGCTCGGGGGTGAACGCCTCCGCGATCGCGTTCTTCATCTTCTCCATGGCGATCGCCATGCGCCCCGCGGCGCTCTCGGTGTACGTCCCGAGGTCCTTCATGATCACGCCGTCCTCACGGCCGCTCGCCATGAGCTGTTCAAGACGGCTCTGCACGCTGCCGAACTTCTTGTCAGCGCTGTCCATCGCCCGAGAAGCCTCGTCGCCGAGAAGCATTCCGCGCCAGCCCTCGGTGCGCCCGAACATCTTCTTGATCCGTGCCGGGTCCTTCATGGCCTCGCTGCCCTGGATGTTCTTGAAGATCACGTCGAACGGCAGCAGGACCTTTCGCCCCAGCTTGTCCCGGACCTTGTCGTAGATCTGCACGCCCTCCTTCTCGAACCTGGGCGCGTAGGACTGGATGCCGGCGTAGACCCGCTGCAGCATCGTCCCTGCCTCCGACGCGCTGTTCGCGCCGTCGCGCATGATCTGGAACATCGCGCCCGCCTGGATCGTGCCCTCGCGACCGACGACGCCGAAGCGCTTGAACAGCGGAAGGATCGCGGCGAACTCGGACGCCATCTCCTTCGCTTCGATCGCGCCGTCCTTGGCCTGGTTGATCAGGCCGCCCATCGTATTCTCCATCTCGGCGTCGGTGACCCGCATCGACGTGGTCAGCTGGTACATCATCCCCGCGAGGTCCTTCGTGTCGCTTCCGGTGGCCTGGGCCGCGCGCGCGAGCAGGTTCATCTTCGCGGTCGTGAAGTTCTCGGCGCCGGCCAGGTCGACGTAGGCGCGACCCGCGGCCAGCACCATGTTCGCGTCGATGCCGGTCTCGGCGGCGGTAGCGCGGGCGGCGGCGGCGATCGCTTCGAGCTGGGCCGGCGTCCGGCGGGCCGCGATCCCGAACCGCACGAGCGCGTCGTTGAACTTGAACACCGCGCGCCCCTGGTCGACCAGGAGATCGATGCCACGCGTCGCCAGGTTGCCAGCAGCGACGCCGGTCGCGTTGGCCATCCAGTTGCGCTTCTCGTTCGCCTTGGGCGCCAGGTGGAGGCTCGCAAGGGCCGCCTTGGCGTTGACGGCGAACGCCTTCACCATCGACACGCCGCGGGCCAGGGCCGCCGGCAGCCCCGAGGTGCTGGCGGCGATCTGGATCTGGGCTGTAGTGTTGGGCGGCATTCAGTCCAGCTTGAAGTTCTTGTTGTAGAACCGATGCACGCCCGGGGGGATCGCGTGGCTGGTCAGGCGGGACGGAGCGGCGGCGGCGACCGGGCTGACCTTGAGCAGCTCGCCGACCACCTCGTCTAGTCGTCCGCTGACGGCTCCCCACTCGGCGACGCAGCTGAGGGGGAGCTCGACAGCTGGACGGCCCCAGAAATCAGCCAGCTCACAAGCGAAGCGAGCCCGAAGGACAGCAAATGGGTCGGACTTTTTTTTTCAAAGGCCTCGCGGATCGCCGCCGCCTGTTCCTCGGTCAGGTCTGCCGCTGACACCGGATCGAGTCGGCGCTTGACGTCGTCGTAGATCTGGCCGCAGGCGAACAGAACGTCGTCCGTGATCTTGGGTTCGCCCTCCTCGCCCAGCCATTCCCCGAGCCTGCCGAACGGCT